TGAGCGATAGGCTAGATGTTATCGCTCACGAGGAACAGAACCGCATGGCACAGGATGTCGATGTGTTCCATGAGTCGCTGGTTATCATCGACGACATTCGATTCCCCAATGAGTGCGAGGTACTCAAGAAGTACCGAGGACGAAGCGTCTTTATCTGTGCCCACAAGAGGCTGACTGATCTGGACGCAGAGTGGAGGAAGCACAGCAGCGAGGATCTGGCGTGGGCCTACACTCGCGGCATCACCTCCGACGAGATGTTTGACTTCTCGGTGCCGAACAACAAGAACAGCATAGTGGCCTTGGTCGATGACGATGGCAAGGAGACAGGGGAATACAAGTACCCGTCCCTCGAAGCACACATCACCAACCTAGCCCCAACACTGGCGTCATTGGACGCAATGGAGAGGATTCATGAATGAGTTGGAGACTACGATGACTCATGAGGAATTGCTGGCTGACGGATGGCTGGCTCTACCCGGCAGACATCCTGCCACTGGGGCACTTATTGAAGGCCCTGTATACATCAAGTTTGAGGACCCTGAGAATGAGTAGACGTAGATTTCACACTGAGCGGACGGCACTGATCGACGCCGATCACCTTGCCTATCAGCAGGCAGCCGCCGCTCACGCCGACCAGAGTGACGGGCACGAGATGGGAGAGCGTATCATCGCCCTTCTCCATGCGTACACCCGCCTCGCATGCTGCACCACGTTCATCACGGTGTTCAGTTGCGACCGTTCGGACAACTTCCGACGAGATGTGTACGCCCCGTACAAGACCAACCGCACAGCAGAGCCCCCGGCCATGCTGGAGTTGGCACAGAAGTTGCTGGCAGACGCAGGACCCACGATCAGCCGACCCAAGATCGAAGCTGACGACATCATGGGCATTGCACAGACTGGGGGCAAGATACCCCACCCCGTCATCGTGTCGATGGACAAGGATATGCGGTCCATCCCCGGACTCCACCTCAACCCGGACAAAGACGACTTCCCGGTGTACATCAGCGAGTATGACGCCGACCACGCATTCTTCATGCAGTGGCTGACAGGTGACGCAACGGACGGGTACCCCGGTATCAAGGGCATCGGCCCCGCGAAAGCTCGCAAGATCCTCAACACCGCCTCCGACTCAACGGCCCCCATTGTGGGATGGTCAGAAGTGTGCTTGCAGTCATACTGTGATGCGGGTAAGACCCTCGATGAAGCCCTCCAACAGGCCCAGTGTGCCCGAATCCTCCGTATTGAGGACTGGGACGGCGAGGCCAAGAGGCCCATCCTCTGGACGCCTCCGATCCTGAACCCGGAAGTGCTGTGGGAGGCCGTCAGTGCATAAAAAGAGCCGATTACGCCGGATAGCCGGAAGATCGGGACTCCCCCGGAACACGACCCTGCGGCTATCTCTCATAATCCACCTTCTAGGCCCCCTAAAGGGCAAGACCCCGTGGTGGAGCCGAGTGTCAAGCCTGCAATACACCCATACCGCCTTTGAATTGGAAGGCAGGATGTGGGACCAAGCCATCGACTCCGTGTGCATCGTCTACAACGCAGATGAGTGGTGCAGAGAGAAGGTGTGGACGGTCCCTCGTAGGTACGCCGCGTTCCGCGTCACCACATGGGTCGATTGGCCCCATGTGGTCAAAGCAGTAGAGAGCCTCGAAGGACGCCATGGACAGAGGGTGCGTACTTTGCTACGCTACCTGAAACTCTGGCCGGTACCCTCATGGAACTGCGTAAGTTCCGTGGTCATCGTGCTTGAGGCGATGGGTTTCGAGACAACATCGGAGACACCAGATGAGTTACACCGCTTCCTCCAACTCTCAGTTGAAATCCCCACGACCGTTCACGGAATGGGTCCCAGTGTCGAGCAGATTGCTTGAAGACTTGGATGTGTTGATTTCGGAGAGAATCAAGAAGATGCAGTGTTCGGAGATGTGCAGTGATGTCTCCGCTGATAAGGCACTTCGCATACTAGCGAGGTGCGAAGGCATGCGAGACGTACTCGTCATGTTTCAAGCAGTATACGCACAACAGAATCCCTCCCCGAAGAAGGCTGAGATTGATGGTCGAACTACAGGCAGACGGAGAGCCAGTGGATGGCGGTCTCCCAGTCCCTCACCCGGACGAGGTGACGATTAGGGCACAGAATGCGAGACGATTGGGAAGGCGAAGGCAAGCCGCGTCGTTGGCATTTCAAGTGCAACAGACAGCGGGCGAAGACCTAGACCGAGCGGGCGATACCCGCGTTGTAGGGGGCAGGTTCGAGGACATCCAAGATGTGCCCGACCGAGAACGCCCTGAAGGCGGCAGCCTTTCGATTGAGGATTTGCTGAAGTTCCTAGAAACCCTCAACTTCTCTGGAAAAGAAATCCGCAACCCATAAGGAGCCGCAGATGTCTGAACATTTGCCGAAAGATGCCAAGCAGAGGTATGACCACCTCGATGGGCTTCGGAGTAATTCGTTGGAGCGTAAGCGTGAGCATGCTATGCTTACGATACCCTCTCTGTTGCCCCCTGCGGGGCGAGCGACGGGGACTACGTTGGATGTGCCGTACAATTCACTTGCGGCGGAAGGTACTAACAACCTTGCCAGCCGCATCATGTCCGTGGTCTTCCCTCTCAACGGTCAGAGCGTCTTCGAGGTCCTTCTCGAACAGCCGTTCAACCCTGATGGTAGTGCAGACCCGGAGTTGCAGACCCAGTTCGACAACTTTGAGAAGAGTGTCATGGACACGCTCGCACCCACCAACCTGCGAGCCGCCATCAACCTTGCGTATCGTCACCTCATTGCCATTGGCGATGTGATGATCCACATGGACGATGACTTCACCTTCCGTCTCTTCCGAGCCGACCAGTACGTGGTGCGGAGGAAGCACGAGGGAACGTGGGAAGAGATCATCATCCGCGAACAGGTGAATCCTGAATGGCATCCCCGCCTAAGGGGTATACCGAAGAAGTCCGATAACACTCGGACTAATGTAGCGGACAACACAGTAGAGCAGTGGGAGCCCCTATACACTACGATCCTCAAGCAAGAGGACGGCAGTGTGGTGGTGGAGCAGGAGTTCCGAGGGGCCAAGGTCGAAGGAACGAAGGAGACCCATGCGGTCTCACCCTACATGCCCGCCCGCTGGTCGTCATTGATCGGTGAGGCATACGGCGTGTCGCTGGTGGAGGATATGTTCGGTGATATCCGTACATTGGACTCCCTCAGCAAGGCACTGCTCGACGGTGCCATGCTCAACGCCGAGTACCGCTGGATTCTGAATCCGGGTGGTATGCTTGAGCTACAGGACTTCCTCGACTCCATCAACGGAGACACCCTTGCGGGTGGTGAGAAAGACCTCGTACCCATGTCCTTCCAGAACAACGCACAGGTGCAGCATGCACAGGTGGCCGTTGCACATAGGGAGGCTATCCTCGGTCGCCGCTTCCTGATGAACAGTGCCGTGCAGCCTAAGGGCGAGCGTGTCACTAAGTTTCAGGTTTCGGTATTGGCACAGGAGCTAGAGCAGGCCCTCGGCGGCATCCTCTCGCTCGCCGGTTCCGAGATTCAGGAGCCCATCATCCGACGCACCCTCTCCATCATGGCAAAGAAGGGTCTGTTGGATGAAGATATCAGCAAGCAAATCGCCAAGGCCGGTGGGTTCCTCAAACTCCGCATCCGTGCGGGGCTGGAGATCCTCAACCGAGAGGCTGAGAAAGAGAACCTTGAACGTGCAATCAGTATCATGGGTACTTTGAACCCAAGAATGTTGGAAGGTGCCAAGATGCACCGCATCGGACGCCGGTGGTGGGAGGCACAGGGCCTCAACAACGACGACTGGATGAACGATGATGAGCTAGAGCAAGAGAGGGCTCGTGTCCAGAAGCAACAGTTTGACCTGATACAACAGCAGGCCATGCTACAGCAGCAGGCACAACAGCCCGTACCTGAAGGAGAACCTCAGTGAGTCAGCTACCCACGGGTCAAGCACCCGTTGAGCCCGTTGCACCCGTAGAGCCCCAGCCGGGCAGTGCGGAGTACAACGCTCAGATTGCGATGACAGCACAGCACAACATCCCCGCCAAGTTCCGCAAAGCGGACGGCACGGTGGATCAGGAATTGCTGCTCAATTCGTACAAGCAGCTTGAACAGATGCAGCGGGGCGAGACCCCGGACCCTACCGCAGGGGTGCCAGTAACGGCTGCACCCGATGCACAGGCAGTCCTCTCTACGCCAACAGGCACTGTGGATACTGCCGCCAGTACCGGGTCCGTTGACGAGATCCTCTCGCAGGAGAAGGCCACCGCCCCCACCATCAACTGGGATGCGATCCGCTCCGGTAAGATTACCGAAGAGGATAAGGTCAACCTCAAGGCACTCAACATCCCCGATGATGTCATTGCCGGGTACGCCAAGAGCGTACTGGACAACAAGGCTGCGGCCATCAAAGAAGTGACCGATGCAGTGGGTGGAGAGGAAACCCTCAAGACCGTGCTGCTGTGGGCACAGAAAACCAAGAGCGAGACGGAGTGGAACGCCCTCCGAACCGCCGTGTCCAGTGGTGGGCAGGCGAAGATGCTCTTGATGGGCCTGCATGCGGAGTACCTTGCCGCCAACCCACAGTCAGGTCTTATCACCCCCGCTGAGGGAGGCGTCCCGCCCTCGGACCCGTCCGTCGTACCGTATGCCTCTAAGGACGAGATGATTGCTGACATGGGTGAGCTTGATTCACGCGGTCAGGAGATATACAAGTACGACCCCGTGAAGCAGAGAGCAGTAGCCCTCCGCATCTTCGTCACCAAGCATGGCACCTCGAAGGGATTCGAGGAAATGTACCAGCCGGTGTCGGATTATTGACCATCCCCCCGGATCTTGCGAGACCGGGTGCGGGCATCTAGCGATGTCCTGCGATTAGACGGCGGCAGAGATGGGTAGCTCCCATCTATGTGCTGGTACCACGCTGCGACTAGCCTTGCAGTAGCACCTGCCGCCCCAATTATACACAACCGCATATACTTATGACTAAGTGTGTGCGATTTGTTCCTTCCCCTTCCGGGTTGGGTAGTTTCCACTTTCGGGCCTATTTCCCATACGGGAAATACAGCCAAGACTGGAAACACTGCTCAGCCCTGCTGTCAGGCCCGTATAGGCCCACCCCGTGGTGGCACAACCTAGAGAGAGCGGCACAACCTGAACGGGATACTGTTTCC